TGCCAGTCCGGGGCGTCGTCCCACGGCGGCTGGCTGTGATCCCCGGAAGCCGCGCAGGCCGCGCGGTTGACGGCATGACACACACGCGCGATTTGGTCCGGTGTCATTTGTTTGGGTGTCATTCGTTGGTTCTCCTAGCCAGCGTACGCAGCCGGTCCAGCCACGCTTCGGGCGTTTTGAAGATCATGCGCGTGCCGCCGTCATACTCGTTCAACAGCAATGCATAGTGCGATTGGAGTTTGAGGGACTCCTCCAGAGCCGCTCCCATTTCGAAAAGAGCCGCTTCCATCTTGGTCCATTCTTCTTCCGTGATTTTCCATGTTATGCTCATAATTCAAAGCCTCCCTTGAGAATTGGCCTTTTCCACCCGCTCCCCGATCCAGCGCACCACGGGGACAGCCATCGAGTTGCCCAAAGCCTTGTACCTGGGGCCATCGGCCGCGGGCTTGCCGCGATAGTCGATCAGCGTGTAGTCGTCGGGAAATCCCTGGAGGCGCTCGCATTCGCGCGGCGTCAGCCTGCGAACGGCGCGGAGGGTGGGGGATAGGTCGTCCATCGCGTCGGCGCCGTGGTCCTTTGCGGAGAAAGCCACGCATTGACTTCCGCCGTCCGTGTCGATCGCGCCTGGAATATCACCGAACACAGGGTCCATCCGGCCGTTGAAAGCTATCGCTGGCGCATGAACTCCAGCCGCCAGTGGGTGGCACAGGTCGCCCGCTTGTGGATTGCAGCGGTTTGCCTTGCTCGTGATCTGGGTGGTGTCGAACGCTATCGCGTGCTGCGCACCGCCCTGGAGCGTGAACATGGGATCACCAGCCTCCCCGACGCCCAGACCGCAGCGCGTATCGTCCGTGGATTTGCCGGTGCGCTTCCCTGGTTCCAGAATGGGAATGATCGGCGTCCCTCGTCCCGTCCCATCTTCCGACGCATCGAAGCCACCTCCCCGGAGCGCGTGGGCAGCCCACGTTTCTCCGTTCGGATCGAATCGACCGCTCGATGTATGTTTCGCCGTCAGAGCATGGGATATGCCTTCCAGGCCGTTCAGGGGAACCGCAATCACGGGATCCTGCCCTCGTGGTTCGCCTGCGCGTTCTACGCCCCGGCCGCTGCCCGTAAGGCTTGGCGCAACATCGTGGGCAATTCCCTCCCGCGTTTCTCGGCGCGGCGCAGGATGCCCAGACAGGCTTTCGGGCTCAAGGAGTACCGCCGCGGCACGGCGCCAGTCTCCTCCAAGATGTCCGACAACGAACACACGCTTGCGTCGCTGGGCCAGTCCGAAATACTGAGCGTCAAGAACTCGGTATGCGAACCCATACCCGCACTCGACCAGCCCCCCGAGGAAGGAACCAAAGTCCCGTCCTCCTCCCGACGACAGGACGCCGGGGACGTTCTCCCATACCAGCCAGCGGGGGCGCAGGCGGCGAGCCAGCGCAAGATACTGGAGCGCCAGGTTGCCGCGCGCATCAGCCAATCCCTGCCTGAGGCCGGCGACCGAGAAACTTTGGCAGGGCGTGCCTCCCACGAGAAGCTCAATTGGCTCATACGTATCCTCGCGAATCGTCGTGAAATCGCCGTGCAGCGGGACATCGGGATAATGCGCCTTGAGGACGGCGCGGGGGAAGCCGGCGATTTCGGCGAAGAACGACGGCCGCCAGCCGAGCGGATGCCACGCCACGGTGGCCGCCTCGATGCCGGAGCAGACCGAGCCGTATCTCATCGCCCGGCCTTTTCGACACTAATCGTCACCCGCACCGGCCCGCCCCGGGCCACCAGGTCGATCAGCATGCTTGTCCACGGCACGTCATCCAGTTCGATCAGCTCCTTGAGCACGCGGTCGAGGTCCTTGTGGAGCTTGGCGCGCCGGGCTTCGGCGAGCGCGATGGCGATGGTGGTCATGGCTAGGCCTCTTCCCGGGGCGGTGACGCCCACATCGATCACATGAGCGTCACCCTATCTGTTTTTGCATCCTTTATTGCGTTATGACCTGCGGCTCTTCCTGTGATGCAGGGATAATCGCCGTGGCGACGTCGTTCATCAGGTCATCCGTCACGCGTTTAACGCCTGCGAAGTATTCCGTCTCGGCACGTTTCAGTTTCTCGAAATACTGATCCGTCAGTTTGGTCAAGGCCGACGCAAGGTCGCGCGAGGCCTTTGTGTGTTCCCGCATGATACTGGCGGGTCTCTTTGCAATTCCCGTGCTCATATGTATCTCCTTGTCTGTGCGATTGCTTTGAGTTCATCGCGGACACGGTTGAGCCGTGCCATGGCCTCCTTCGACCCGCCGCGATCCGGGTGAAGTTTGGTCGCCAAGCCACGGTATCCGAGGTCGACAAGTTCCAGGGCAAGGTCGCGATGGAGTTTCATCTCATCATCGCGCGCTTGCCGCTCCTGAATAAAATCGTCGCGTGAGATGTCCCGCAGCACGCGGCGGAACGCTTGATCGGTCTTGGATTGAGATTGCTCACGACGACGCTCGGTGCCACCCGTCATCTCGTGAAGACTTCGATAGGGCACTTCGGAAGGCTGCCTTCCGATTTTATCGTGTTCGCGCGCCCACCGCATATAAGTGGAAGCCGTTCGATCACTGAGATCGAAATTCTTCTTCAACCACCGTCCCCATCCGCCGTAACCGACCAGATCCTTGGCCTCGATCAGCATTTGGCCGGCACGCAGATAATGTTCGCGGCCGGCGTCGTTGCCTTCTTGCAGTTCGCTCTGGATCATTGGAATGAGCACTTTCAACGGACGTGCGACAGTGCGGACTTTCATGACAGCGACGTTTCCCATGACTATTTTTCCCTATTGTTGCCGTGAGAGGTGATACTCCAAGTTCTCGACATCACCCCGGATCTCGAATAAGAGCTTTTCAAGCTTATGCGCCACCGGACCGAGGTCCCTGATCATATTGATGTTGGCCAGATCCTTGACCATGTCGATCGCCGCGTCGATCTTGTCGCTTGTCTTCATAAGAACCACCCCAGGATTCGATTGAATACGCGATTGCGCAGCCTGATCCAGATGCGGCGGCAATGGAGAGTCATGATTGCTCTTTCATACCGCCCAGATTGAGAAATGGCGGGTTGTCCTGTAAAAACTCCATCAGTTCGGCGTCCACCTCGTCGAAAAAATCCTGGTCGTCTTGTGTGAACTTGGCGTTGTTCGTTCTGTGGGCCAGGTTCACGCGCCTCATCATGTCCCCGTACGCCCACATAGCGCCTAGAAAAAACACTGGGCGTATAATCTCCTGTTGAGGCGGCGTGGCTTGCCCGGCGTCGATGTAATGCAAGAGCGCGGCCGCGATGTGGTGGCCTACCTTGATGTGATGCTTGATGAGTTCGTCCCTGGCCACGCGATCGTCGTCTTTATGACTCATTGGAATATCCTTTCAGCCGCGCAGCATGGCCGGATGCGGCCATGTATCTCGCCTCGAGATCCGCGATCTCCTCGGCCATGCGCGCACATTCGGCGATCAGGGCGTCGCGCATCTCGCTGGCGTCATAAATGGCGTCGGCGATGCGCGCCGATTGGCGGGCGTAAAAATCGCTCATGTCGCGGTAGATCATGGCGCGGTTCATGGCGGCTAAGATTAGCCATGGATATTGAGAATCGCAATACGATTCCTACAATTTAGTTGATTGATTCGACGGTTGAAAAAGCCGGGCCGCCGGGCGCGCACGCCTAAAAACAAATGCGGTGACGAGTCCCGCGCTAGCAAGGGTAGCGCGCCCCACCCTTCGCTTATCTCGTGCCCCATGGCCGGTGTCATCCACCAGCCATGGGGTGTTACAAAAAAACTTGTAATTATCCGAGGAAATTTCAAGATGCGCCGAGGGTGGCGCATCGTAGCGAGGTTGCTATGCATGGAATTAAACGCGAGGCGCTCGAAGTGGTCGCCGTACTGCCGAATGACCCGAATCAGGCCCTGGCCATCCTGGATTATGCGCGTAATGTCGTTTTGGTCATGAGCGATTCGGCGGCGTTAAGTGCGGTCGCGTCGTCCATCACCTCTTCCGCGAGTCGCGCGGGGGGGGGTAATCCTTCGGTCGTAGATTTCGCGAGGGCGCGTAATTTGCGGCTGACGTCCAGCGACAATTTGTCGTCGCGGCCAAAATAAATCCAATCCATGGTGACGCCCGGGATCGCCAATACCAACATGCCGGCAATCTCCTTTGAGAGCGGATAGCCCGATTCGAAGTTGTTCCATCGTGGCCCGGCGATCCCGAGATACCTGATAAATCGCGCCTGCGATCCGCGGCCTTCGCCCCCGATCATCCTGCGCAAAAGACGCAATCTCGCGGCGATGGCGGCATTATCGAAGAGGCCGCTATCGCCGTCCGATTTATCGGACTGGTTCATTTTTGTTGAACTCCGCTTGCTGAGTGAGCCCACATAGCATTGTGGGGAATAATAAATCCAGTTTAAAACACTGCAAAAATCAAATTACTTTATTCCAGCGT